AACATCTCTATCGAGCTAGACGAGTTTGGCGCTGAAATAGAAATGCCGCGCCATGATTTGAAGGTTAGCAAGATCAACGAAATGGGCGACCTTTGTGTTGAGTCTGTTCCGCCTGAAGAGTTTTTTATTGATCGGAACGCAAAGAGTATCGATACGGCATACGTTGTTGGCCACAGAACCGAGGTCAGAGTAAGTGACTTGGTAGCAATGGGTTACGACTTTGATGTTGTATCTGAGTTGTCTGGGCTAGGTCACTCTGACACCTTCTCTGATGTCGAGCGCTATGAGCGTCGAGGCTATGAGCAGGATTACCAGCAAGACGATAATGCTATGGACCCGTCTATGCGCATTGTGGCACTTACCGAGCTGTACATGAAGATAGACGTAAACGGAACTGGCGTTGCAGAAATGCAAAAAGTTGTTCTGGGCGGATCTGCATATGAGCTATTAAGCTTTGAGCCTTGGGGAGACCAGCCGTTTGCTGCGTTTGAAATTGACCCTGAGCCTCACACTTTTTATGGCAAGTCTATTGCTGACCTACTATGCGAGGACCAAGACGCTGCCACAATGATGCTGCGCGGAGTGTTAGATAATGTTGCACTAACTAACCACCCCCGCACCGAAGTCATCGATGGCGCAGTTAACATGGATGACATGCTAAATAACGAAATCGGCGGAATCGTCCGGGTGCGTCAGGGCGGGGCAATTGTCCCTCTCACCGTACCGTTTGTTGCTGCACAGACGTTATCGGCCATTGAATACTACGACTCAGCTATTGAGCAAAAAGTAGGCATATCTAGAGCTAGTTTAGGTCTTAACCCTGACGCCCTACAGGCTACTACTGCAACCGCAGTAAATGCTACGATGCAGGGAGCTGCCGGGCAGATTGAGGTAATGGCTAGGAATCTGGCTGAAGGCGGTGTTCGCCAGATGTTCAAACTGATGCTAAAGTTAGTCATAGAAAATTGTGACGAAGCAAAAATAATGCGCGTTAGCGGTGAAGATTACATCCCGGTTGATCCACGATCTTGGAACAAGAAGATGGATACCTCTGTGAATGTTGGTTTGGGCACTGGTCGTGAGGACCAAAGAAATGCTGCCTTGACTCAGGCGCTGCAAATGCAGATGCAAATATTCCAGAGCTATGGACCGTCAAATGGGCTGGTGTCGATGTCGCAGATCCGCAATACACTGGCAGACATGCTGGCGTTAAATGGCGTAAGAAATGCCGACAGATACTTTGCGCCTATGAGCCCAGAGCAAGAGCAGCAGTTATTAGCGCAGCAGCAGCAGGGTGAGCAACAGCCGCCAATGGATCAAGGCACAGCCTATCTACAGGCAGAGCAGTTAAAGGCCGAGGCTAAAGCTCAGACTGACATGGCTAAGCTCCAGATTGATGCCCAGAAGGCTATTGCAGCAGATGACCGGGAGCGTGATAAGATGGACCAGAACCTACTGGTTAGCGCCGCTGAGATTCTTGGTAAGTACGGCACAGCAGTAGATGTAGCGCAAGTTAAGCAGATGCAGAACGTGCCTAGATACCCGGCAGAAGCCCCTGCGCAAGCTGTAACCGGCGGTAGATTTTGAATATTAAAGCAAAAGCGGCCAGAGTACGGACGCTTAGCAATGACGACACCTATCAGGAAGTCATTAAAGAGATTCGGGATGCGCAAGTTAATGTATTCCTGAACAGCCAGTCTCAATGTGAGGCTATTACCGATGCGCATGATATAATCAGGGCGCTAGATAAGATCGAAGATTACTTCCACACCGTATTAGCGGACGAGGCAATATTCGACAAGAAAGAGAAAGGAACAGCACCGTGGAAACGACTGAGAACCAAGAAGTAGAATTTGATGGCACCATTGAAGGTGCTGTAGCCAGCATTATTGAACCTGAAGAGGATTTGGAGGCGCAGGATGAACTGCCCGAAGAAGAATCAGAAGAGTCCGATGAAGATGATGAGGCTCCTGACGACGACTCCGATGAGGATGATGAGTCAGATGAGGAAACGGATGATTCCGAGGACGACGAAGATACTGAAGATGCCGCCCAAGAAGGCCAGTCATTCACTGTCAAAGTAGATGGACAGGAAGTGGCTGTAACCTTAGATGAGCTCAAGCAAGGATACAGTGGTCAGAAGTACGTCCAAAGGGGTATGCAAGAAGCTGCGACGCAGCGTAAGCAGGCCGAAGAGGTTTACAATGCCCTTTTAAACGAGCGCCAAAATATTGCTCAAATGTACCAGCAGATACAATCTGGTGGAATGATGCAGGCGCCACAACAGCCGTCACGAGAATTGTTTGACACCGACCCTATTGGGTACATGGATGCCAAATTAAAATACGATGACGACGTTGCGGCATATAGTGGTCAGATGCAACAACTTGAGGCTGTGACACAACAGCAATCTCAAGCGCAGCAGGCCGCTACGCAGGCATACCTACACCAAGAATTGGAAACCCTGAAACAGCAGATTCCTGAGTTTTCCGACGAGAAGAAAGCATCCGCAGTACGCGATAAGATGTTAGCTATTGGCTCGGAAGTCTATGGGTATCAGCCAGAAGAGATCGGTCAAGTAATGGACAGCCGGGCAATCAGAGTATTGCACGACGCCATGAAATACCGTGAAATTATGAATGGGAAGAAAGCTGCGGAAGACAAAGCCAACCCTGCAAAACGCAGATCGCGGACAGTGAAGGCCGGTGCTAAACCGACAAATAGCAGTAAAAAGGCGACCGAGAAGAGACGATCAAAACTTAAATCCAGCGGGAGTATTGAAGATGCTCTCAGCTTAATCCTAAAAAATTGAGGTAATACATCATGGCTCAGCCATCAAACACGTTCGACTCGTATGACGCAAAAGGAATTAGGGAAGATTTGGAGGACGTAATTTATCAAATTAGTCCCGAAGAGACCCCATTCTACTCAGCTTGTAAGAAAGTCAAAGCCAGCAATACTCTGCACGAGTGGCAAACCGACACCTTACGCTCAAGCGCTGACAATAAGCACATTGAGGGAGATGATACAGCTTCTGAAGCCCGTGCTTCTACTGTCCGCCTTGGGAATTATACGCAGATATTCAAGAATTCTGTTAGCATTCCTGACACAGACGAAGGCTTAAAGAAAGCAGGCCGCGCAGCGGAGCAAGCTTACCAAACCCTGAAAATTGCAAAAGAACAAAAATTAGACATAGAAGCAGCTTTGTTTGCTAACAACGCTCGCGTTGCTGGTAACTCAACTACTGCTCGTGAGCTTGCTGGCGCTCCAGCTTGGTTGTTAACTAACTCTACCAACGAAACTGGTAACTCTGGTGCTGATCCTACCGGCGACGGTACTAATGCACGAACTGACGACGGCACCGCTGTTGCATTTACTCAGGCTCGCTTTGACACGACTATGCAAAGCATCTGGGCACAGGGCGGAAAGCCAGACGCAGTTTATCTGTCTAGCTTCCAAATGAACCTTGCACTCGGCTTTACAGGTAATAACAACCAGCGCTCACAGGTTCAGGCCGGTGATGAGAAAGTTGTTAAAAGCCTTGCTGTCTATGTAACGCCTTGGGGCACTGTGGAGTTTGTTCCTACTCGTGAGAACCGTTCACGCGACGTATTCATCATGCAAAATGACATGTGGGCAGTTGGCGTATTGCGTCCAACTAAGAACACTGCACTTGCTAAGACTGGTGATTCGACTCGCAGACAGGTACTTACTGAGCTGACTCTGATTTGTAAGAATGAGAAGGCGTCTGGTATCATTGCTGATAACACTGTTTCATAAGCAATGTAGTATAGAAGAGGGGGCTCCGGCCCCCTTTTTTTTCTTTAAAATGAGGAAATAGACATGCCAATGGTTAATGGTCAGAGATACGCCTATACAAAGGCAGGCAAGGCTGCTGCAAAAGCGGCAACTAAAAAAGTAGCCAAGAAAAAGGTTCCAGCTAAAAAAAGGAGCAAGAAATAATGTTAGTCAAAGAAATTATTAAGCCAACCGCGACAGGTATTATTGTCGAGAAGACTTTTGATAATACCGCACACATTGAGAAAGCTAAGCAGATCCGAGAGGCTGGCATTGGCCAAACTGGCGAGAGCCGTCTAGTCGGCACAATCCCTATGCACATTGTTGCTGAGTGGGTAAAAGAAGCCGGGCTTAACTGGGACGATCACGAGGCCAAGAAGGATGTCATTAAGCGCAAGATGCTGTCTGGCGACTTTGATAAGTTTCGTATCTGGAAGGGCACCTATTAGTGCGCTATTTCAGCATCTCTGACTTTGATTGTCAGGAAACAGGTAATAATCAGATGTCACAGGATTTTGTGCAGCGGCTAGATGAGCTCAGGCACGTTTGCGGATTTCCCTTTGTGATTACCAGCGGATACCGTGACCCAGAAGGCCACAGCATAGAAAAAGCAAAATCTACTCCGGGCACACATAGCCGTGGAATTGCCGCCGACGTTAAAATCAACAACGGCGCCGAAGGTTATGTAATTGTATCTGAGGCCATGAAGGCTGGCTTTAAAGGCATAGGTATTGCCAAGACCTTTATTCACATCGACGACCGAACCACAGCGCCTGTTATCTGGTCCTACTAGGTTCCACATGGAACATGCCCTGCTTATTGCGGGGCTTTTTTTTGCCTTTTTTTTATTATATGTAAAATAATACTTGACGCTGTAAAGAGTAATGCCTACAATAGAACCTCAATCAAAAAAACAAAAAGGCTATAAAATGAACTCAAGCAGATTAAACATACTTAAAAACGACATTATCCGTTTGCAAGCGAATGGCAATACATTGGAAGAATGTTTGCGAGGCTTTGACACAGAACAAAGCAGAAAATATGCAAAGAACATTAAGAATGAAATCTTCCAAATTGAAGAGGCGTACTGCAATGCAATGGAAGAGATTAGAGAAGTCAAAACATTCTTATACGCTGCATAAACTAAATGCCCCTTCGGGGGCAATCAATAAAACAAAGGGCTACAAAATGAATAATTACTGGAAAACATCAGACATCAAGATATCAACTGACAGTGTTGGTTGTATGACGGCCAAGCACCAACATGCAGGAATTTTAATCGACAGCAGTTTTTACGCGGATCGCGCAGAGTGCAGACGCGATGCAGTAAAAGTCTTAAAAGAAATGCAAGAATAAAAACCGCCCCTTCGGGGGCAAATAGGGGGAAACATGGAACAAGAATTAAACGATTTAGATCGTGGGGACGCTGATTGTCTGGCTGGATACTCCGCGCTAGAAAACCAATCTGAGGCGTACTATCAAGCTTACGGTGCGCGTTATTGTTATGAACAGACCATAGGGGGTCAAACATGAAATCAAGTGAATTAATTAACGAGCTGGCAACAGCACTATGTAAAGCGCAGGAGCAGATGGGCGGAGCTGTTAAAGACAGCGCCAACCCATTCTTTAAGTCTAAATATGCCGATCTAACGTCGGTAATTAAGGCGATCAAACAACCTTTTGCCGATAACGGGTTAAGCTACACCCAGTTTCCGGTAACTGACGAGAATGGCATGGGCGTTTGCACCCGGTTAATGCATACATCTGGCCAATGGCTAGAAGGCCAATTTACGCTGCCAATGGTTAAACGAGACCCACAGGCTGGCGCCAGCGCTTTGACGTATGCTCGGAGAATATCTTTATCTGCCATTGCAGGGGTTCCAAGCGCGGATGATGATGCAGAGTCTGCAACACTGCGAGGTGATGATAAGAAGATTGTATCTGACGACCAGATTATCGCCATCAAGAAATTACTTGATGAGACTGGTGCTGACAGCGAGAAATTCTGCAAGTGGCTGAAGGTTAGTTCTGTGGATCAGATTCTAGCTGTACACTATGATCGCGCTGTTGCCGCGTTAGAGGCCAAGAAGTGATTATCCTAGACCATGAGCAGGGCTCACCAGAATGGCTTGCTGCAAGACTGGGCAAGCCGTCTGCAAGCATGTTTTCTAAGCTTATAACGCTATCTGGGAAGCCTAGCACCTCTGCTGATGGGTACATCAATGAATTGATCGCAGAACGCCTTACAGGGCAATCTGAGCCCTTCCACGTTACTTCTTGGATGGAGAGAGGAACTGAACTTGAGCCAGAGGCTAGGGAAGCATACGAGTTTATATCTGGCAATGATGTAATAGAGACTGGATTTATCTTAGATACCAGCTTTGAGTTTGGCTGTTCGCCTGATGGGTTGATACTTGATGAGGGCGGTTTGGAAATAAAAGCACCTGCCCCGAAAACGATGGTTAGCTATCTTAGAGACCCGCAGGTAGGCGTTAAGAAATACTGGCAGCAGATACAGGGCTGCATGATGATTGCCAAAAGACAATGGTGGGACTTCTTTGCCTACCACCCAGAAATGCCGCATGTTTTAGTGCGGGTTGAACGCGATGACGAATATGTCGCAAAACTGTCTGCTGAGGTCAATAAGGCCGTAGCGGAAATTTTAAACCAAGTGGAGAAGTTAAAATGAAAGTAGGATTATCACTGAGAATCGACGTAACCAAAATCGACAAGTCACGCCTGTACACTGGCAAAAAAGGAATCTATCTAGACGTTACGACGTTTGTTGATACTGAAAATGCAGACCAATACGAGAATAACGGTTTTATTAGTCAGACTGTCACTAAAGAAGAGCGTGACGCTAAGGTCCAGACGCCAATACTAGGGAATGTAAAGGTTATTTATACTGATGGCCAGCAAAGCGCCCCAGTAGCAGGGAATGCAGTCGCTCAGGTGGCTGATATGACGATGGAAGAGCTGGACGAAGATATCCCCTTCTAGGTAAAAAAAGCCCCCTACGGCACAAGGCTTTCGGGGGCTAAACTACCATAGGAGAAAACAGGACCGGGGGAACAGCCCTGCGTCATCAGAATAACACAGGACATTTAATTATGACTAACGCAGGACAATGTTTAGTAATCGCCCAAGAGCAGCGCGGTATCAACTCCAGTCAACTAGCAAAGACAATGGAGGTAAGCCGACAGCGAGTCTCACAGTGGCGTAAACAGAAGAATATGAAGCTCCACACTGTGCAAGGATTATGCGAGATTTTTGACTTGACGCTGGACCAGTTTTGCCAGATAGCTTCAGAATAAATAAAACCCCCGTTGCGGGGGCTTTACAGTAAGCCGGGAAAAGGCTTATACTTGATGTGCGAAGACCAAGAAAGGCAAGTTTATCATATTGTACGATACCGTACACTCGCAAGACTCCCTTTCTTTTTGCAAACAATGTTTGGGCTAGAGGCCGACGAAACCCTTAGATAAAACGTCGGAGCGTGGTTGACCCTCCAGTACATAGCCCCCAAAGCAGATCGGTTTCTGCTAAGGGATAGGTTGGATATCCGATACAGGCATTGTTTAAACCGCTAAGTCGCTTTTGCCCTTAGATCGTAAATTTTACTTTTGCTAGTAAAAGGGTTTATAACATCTTGAGTTTAGTCGTATATCTACTGAGGCAACACAAAGTAAATATATCAGTAACCTTATAATTATTAACTGGCGAGGCTTGCCGAGCTAAAGGAGAGAGAATGTCTGGTAAGGGCAGTAAGCAGCGGCCAACTGACAAAGCCGCATTTGATGCAAATTTTGATAACATTTTTGGGAAAAAAAATATCAATACTGATAACAAGGGGAAGTGCGATGAAAACACTAAGCGAGAAGCAGCTACTAAAGAGAATAAAAAGTAAGTACGATTACCATCACGGAGCTTTGCACTTTAAAGATGGAGAGCGCAGGGCTGGCAAAAAGGTAGGGACTCGAAGCAGCAAATACATAACTACCACAGTTGATGGTGCGCTCTATTACGTTCACAGATTGACGTTCCTTTATTGTAATGGCTACCTGCCTAAAATGCTGGATCACATCAATAATGACCGCCACGATAACAGGATTGAAAATCTGCGCGAAGCAAACCGCAATCAAAACAGCCACAATCGGGTTATAAATAAAAACAACACCAGCGGCGTAAAGGGTGTAACCTTTCACAAGAATACCGGCAAATGGATGGCAAGGGTAAGACACAATTTGGATATTATCTATTGCGGTATATACTCTGAACTCAAAGACGCCGAAATAGCTGTAAAGAAAAAGCGCGAACAGTTGCACGGCAAGTACGCCAATCACGGCTAATCAAAAAAATCATAGGGGAATATGATGTTATTGAACACTAAAGAAGACTGGCAGCCAGAAGAGGCTGATATCATTAAATGGCAAAGGGCCTACCCTGCCATTAACGTACACCAAGAGCTAATGGCTATGGATTCTTGGTGCGACGCAAATCCAACCAAGCGCAAGACTCCCCAAGGCATCAAGAAGTTTGTTAACTCTTGGCTGGGCAGGGCTCAAAATCAGGGCGGGTCACCGCAAGCGCAAAAGCAATCAAAGCCTGACAGCATCCGTGCCAAATCTATCGACATGCAGATGACAGACATAAGCTGGCTAGAGGGCGACGCCTACCTAATGATGAAGCAGCATTACCTTGAGACCCTTGGCTTCTATTACGATGGAGAGCTTAAACGTGCCTGATAAACGATACGACTCACGGTTAGCAGGGAAGCAACCAAGGAAATATAAATTTGTAGGTGAGCACCCGGCGCTAGAAACAGGTGCTTTCTACACGCTGCGCGAGATCTCTAACCTGACAGGCGTCAACAACAAAACAATGCACAGCAGGATGGTTGGCAAGGGTGAGGTTGCCAGCAAGCAAGTTAGGGAGACAATGGACCCATTCGGGGGAAGGTCTAAACCCCGCGAGGCGGCATACGACCGACTGAATAACGAAGAATTAAAAGTATCTGACAAGTGGCTTAGAGTGAAACTATAGGGGAATAAGATGAGTCAAGGTGACCATGTTAAAATATCAAGCAAGTTAGAAGTAGAAGCTAAGTTTGCCCATTTAATGAAAAGGGCCAACGACTGGGAGTATAAGACGCCATTGTGCATAAGGCTTGAGCCTTGGGTAGATCCGCGCACACTTAACCAACTGGCAATATTACATATTTGGTGCAGGCAGTTATCGCAGAAGTTTATTAAGACGACCCCGGACGCTACGGAAGAAGGAGTCAAGTGGATGATGAAACATAAGTTTCTGGAG